TTGGCGAGTCTGTAGCAACATAAGTAATGCGTGAATCATCATTTGGGCTTGTATATTCAACTTCAACACCATCATAATTATTATCAATACCAAATGACTTTGTGCGCTTTTCCGAGTTTGGTGCCTTATTCGCGTGGTTAAACAACAGCACTGAATTATCTTGCGGTTTCTCAAAGCGAGTACGCAACTTTGATCCGTAACGGTATGCCTCACAAAACATAGTTGATGCAACCATACCAGCTATTTCTTCAAATGAAAGATTATTATCATCAAACGTATAGCTAAACTCAGCAGCTTTTGGGTTACCAAAATAATCAATCACAGCCTGTTCTTCTGCGAGTATTTGAGCCACATCAATTTCAGATAAATTCATTCTCCCATTCTTTTGGTCAAGTGCAATATTGATTAATGCTTGCGCGGCTGATTTTGTTGCAGTCAATGAACCTGTCCCATTTAGTGGTAGCCTACGAGTGACAAGCATATTCATTTCACGCTCTTTGATCCCTGCTGTAATATCATTGGTGATAGTCACGGATCGAACAAGCGTTACATCTTCGTACTGAAGTTTATTTAATTTAGATACTACATAAACGGATTTTGCTTGAACCTCATCAACTACCGTTCCCTTTGATGTGTGAACTGTTGTGCGTCTTAATCTGTAACGCATTCTTGAGGATGCCGCCAACTCACCAGTTAATGTTAAGCCAACACTACTTGATATTTTTCTTATATTCCCAAATAAAGCTTGTGTTTTATAAAAAACAGTGCCAACTGGGTTATTATTTAAGTCAATTGCTTGATACTCAATTTCCAATTGAACACCGATAACCTCAATCTCATCAACACTAACCAATAATATTGATAGCATCAACCTTGATGGAACATACACAATAAATATTAATGATGGTGCTAAGATCACTTTATCAGCCCCAGACAACCAAAACCCTGACTGGCTTAAACTGCAAAATTGGGGCGGCACATCTGGGAATATTTGGATAAGAGAAAGTAATAGCATCAGAAACAACACGCGCAGAGCTTGCATTAAGTAGTGTTTGTCCATTAATACTTCTTGATTGTGTTCCTATAAGTGGCTCACCTGATAAAACATCACCATATCGGTACATTGGGTTGGCTGTTGTTAATGATTGATTTGGGTCATAAACAGAAATTGAAATACCATCAATTTGCTCAATAGATGTTGAACCATCCCTAACATCAGAAATCTGATAATAACCACGACCAATGCACATTAAGCATTCTTCAATTTCTACATTGTTCTGAAAGTACCTTAATGGTGGCGCAACTGAATCAGGAATTGATCGAATGGTTCCGTAAATATCAGGAATACGACCACCTATTCTAGCTCTATTTACTCGTGCTGATAATTCATTGTTAGATGAACCGGTTGTTCCGGCCTGTGGTTTTGGCATTGTTAGGAATGTATAAATACTTAAAGCTGCCGTGATAGCAACAATTGCGTAATAAATAAACTGAATCCATGCCGGATAAATAACAATAATGATGTCGCCATCTAGTGAGTCTGCATAATTCTCATTTTTTTGCAATTCTTCAGTTATGTCATTGTCATCGTGCCATGCCTTATGAAAAACTTTTGCATTTTTTGGAAACTCTTTAAACTCAGATTTAAGGTAATCTAAAACGCTATCAACTTCAGCGACAGTCTTTTTTTCTGAATCATAAATATCATAAATAATATGAACGCGCTTCATTTATAGAAACTCACTTTTCTAAATCCTATTGTTAAGCATTCTAGCGGAACATACTGCACACCACGAACCCCTAAATGAATAACACGACCTTGATAAAATATACCAACATGCGAATCTGAACGCTCATTGTTATATAGAAATACAATGCAAGGGCTTTCAGGATTTTTGATTGGCTTGCGTTTTTTTAAAATTAATTGATTGCCTGTGATTTTTTGCCAAGCCTCGCAAGCAAACTCATGGCATGTATATCCTTTTTTCCAAGTTCTATCCATTAATTCATCAAGCATCACACAGCACCTTTTAATGATGGGAATTTATTAATTGTATAAACATCACCAGTTTTTACGCTATTTAATTGCTCTGCGCTTGCTTCAAAAGTAACAACTCCATTTGAGTCATTATTAACTTTTAATACCTGTAAAGTTTGAATAAAATCAAGAGGGCTTGATAAGTCATCATCACGAAACATTCGATATTTTAATGTAATTGCTTTCATGTGATCTGCTGAATTAATTGCATTTTTTAGCTCATCTATATAATCAGCAAAAGTAATTGATACTCCTTTATCCAAGTCAGCCATAACATTGCCGCGATCAACTTCAAATAATTGATACTGATATGTAACTGTGATTTCATCCTCATTAGTTGCAATCATATCTTCATCAATCCATTCATTTTGAAAATAGAATGGCGCGGCCCAATCAGGATGATTTAACTCAATAGTATCAACCTTGCGAACTGCTGAAGTGTCGGTCAAAAAAAAGTTATTTTGATTTGCCATCTATAGAACCTCCAAAGCATTCGGAAGGTCTACATTGACGAGCCGCTCAAGAGGATTTATTAGATCAAAAATACCCAGAATAATAAATTCATCCTGCTCAGTATTTCGCTTCTTAGCTGAAACCTCAACAGTTGCAGAAATATAATAAGCATGTCCAGCTACTTGATCTAACTTGATGCCATCTGTAAAAAAACATGAATACTCAAGCAGATCACCGAAATCAATAATCAGATCAATTAGGAAAGGTTGAATCGCAGGGCTTTGATTTCCCCATAATTCATAAAATGCCTTTAAGTAGTCATAACCATTCTTATCTGTAATCCATTGCAGTGTCACAGATGATGGCGCATTCTTCTTCCCTTGTCTAAATCGAGAAGCACCACCGCTCATTTGCATTCTGTTTATAGTATATGGATGTTGAACAGAGTAACCGCTTTGATTTGGGCGCAACGTCATCTTATAAAAAGTAGCCATCCTTTATCCTCTGCGGTTACTTGTGTTGAAGTTGTTTTTTATGCCTTTTGAGATTGGGCTATTTGGGCTTGAAAGCTGTCCAGTCACTACTTTTTCCGCCTCATCTCTTGCAATAATTCTAACAGTATTTGCATCAATCTGCTGAACATCAAACTGTTTTGAAGTGCCATAGTTTTGGATGTTTACACTAATTTCACCACCCATTGATGCACCACTATTGATTGCATCCAATGTACCAACACCGACTCGCTTAGTTGCTGCTGCGTTTAATACATATTCTTGACCATGAACCACACCCGCAACATCAGATACACCACCTGATCCTGTATATCCGCCTGATTTAAATCCTTCAGTATGAATTGATTGAATATTAGAAATAATTGACGCTGTTTGTGCTGCTACGGCTGCCATAGCAACAAGGTTTTCGGGAAATGGGTTGTTAGCGGCTTGAGCAATACCTGCTTGAATTGCGATTGCTGATCTTGCAATAGCAAATGCTTTTTCAATTGTGAATGCTGCTTTGTAATACTTGTTTTGATCATCACCTTGCTGTTTAAACATTGAAGCAATTGAGCCTGAAATCTGCTCGCCATAAGATAAATTTAGATCAAGTCTAGCCATATTTGCTGCTTTCTCTATATTTGTCATGCGGTCTTGATGTTCTTGCCAAATAGCTTCGCGCTGAGCTGCTATTTCTTGTATTCCAGCATTTGGATCAATGCCAGCCATTTCTGCATCAAATAATGATTGGCTTTGTGTTGTTTGCTCGTTTTGTGTATCTGCTATAGCTAAATATCCACCGGTTCCATCATTTTGAGCTTTGGTTCTGGCAAAGTTATTTTGAGCATCCTGAAGTCGCTTGGTCTGCTCCTCTTGCTTTTTCAAGCGATTCATTTCAAGCATAAATGCACGTTCTTTCACATCATTGATTTTGAATATTTCAGCCTGTTCTAAAATATACCTCTCATTGATTCGTGTTGTTTCATCAATAAATTGCTCACGCGCTTGAAATTCGCGTTGCCGTTTTGATAGCTCAAGATATGCGGCTTCTTGCTTGTATTGTTTCTCAGCAAGTTGCAATGCAATATCTCTATTTTCATTAGATAGACTTAAATTTGACTCAATTAACAGCTTATTAATTTCATAACGCTTTTTGAGCTTAGCTTCTTCTGTTAATTGAAATTCATTCAACTCGTATTCTAGCTGAGCAACAAATATTTCTTTTTCAGATTTGGCGCGAGCTTTTGCATTAGCAATAAAACCAGCCGTGTCTTTTGGATTGAAATTAGCTTTCTGAATATCTGCAATTTTATTTTGCAAATCCTTTTCAATCTGAATGGTTCTATTTGCAAACTCATAAGAAATACTTTCGCGTAATTCATATTGCTCTTTGGCTAATTGTTCAGCTTTACGCCTTGCTTCTTCAGCAGCTTGTTTTGCTTTTCTTGCTGCGTCAGCTTGAGCTTTAGCTGCTTTTGATGCAGCATCGCCTCTAGCCTTAATTGACTTCTCTAGTGCATCCTCAGCAGCAATGGTTTCATTAATGCCTTTCTTGGTCTGCTCGGCAAGGGTCGCACCTGCACCACCTGCTTTTTTCCGGGCTTCTGCGTATTCTTCCGCTTTATCTTGGCTGAAGTTATATGTTTCAGTCAGGATGCGCTTATATTCAGCGTAATATTTTCGATCAGCGAGTGATTGCTGATACCCCTTTTGTGCTTCTGCTGCTTTATCTGCTGCGGTAGCATTGTCATCTAACGCCTCAGTATTCCCTTTAACTTTATTCTCTGAGTCTTGAGCCTTATTGCCAGTTAAGGTGAACTCAAAACCAAGGATGCTTAACTTTTTCTGACTATTTATGGCTTTGTTTGAATTCTCATCATACTGCAATGCTGTCTTTTTAAGTTGATTATACAGCTCTGGTGAAATATCCATTTTATTTAATAATTCAACAGCCTTTGTATAGCTGATGGTTCCATTTCTAGCATCTTCCGTTACTTTACGCGCCTTCTCATTTTCAACAGATGATGCGCGGATTGCGAACAATACCGCATCAACCGCTTCTTTTGATTTTGCAAGTTCTGCATTTTGAGATTTGAAAGTTGCGGTCAAGTCAACAATGGCGCTTTTTTTGTCATTACCAGTTAATTTGAGCAACTCCTCATTTGTTTTTTCCGCAACCTTTGCTTGCTCAGCTAATTTTTCAGTGGCTTCTGCTGTTCGGCTCTTTAAATACATGTACCCAGCAGCTAATGCAGCAACGCCAATTGTAATTGCTCCAATTGGACCACCAACCAAACCTAGCAGCATGGCACCACGTGAGCGAGCTGCATTATTGGCGTTCTGTGCTGCTGTATCTGCAATAGTTGCCGCGGTCTTCTGTGTTTCAGCCAAAGCTAGTGCAATCTCTGCTTGAGTTAGTCGAATCGTAGCCGTTGAACGCTCTGCACGTGTGACAGCGGAGTTCCGCTCTAGTCTGGCTAGATTAACTTCTGTTAGAGCTAGGGCCGCAACTTGCCTAGTTCTACTAACCTCAAGCCCGGCTAATCTCGCCTGAGACTCCAGTGATGCCAAGTCTGCCGCTCTGCGTGCTACTGATTCAGTAATTGAGCCATGTATAGCAACGGTTTGAGTCAGTATAGCCTTTGTTAGTAATGTGACACCACCAACCACAGCAATATCTGCAATTGCACTTAGGTTGCTTGCAAGAAAGCCAATAGAATCACCAAGGGCGGTTGCCGCACCGCTACCAGTTCCAGCCTCACCAACAAATTTTGTAATCTCATTTGAAAGTTTTGTGAATGATTGAGATATTGTGAAATCTGTTTTGTTAAATAGATCGTCAATATATGGTTGTGCTTTGCTTAATGATTTAACCAAAACATCGCCAGTGATTTTACCTTCTGCCGCCATTGCTCGAAGTGAGCCAACATTGGTATCTAAGCCGAATGCAATTGCCTTTAAAAGACCGGGTGCCTGCTCTGCAATTGAGTTAAATTCTTCGCCACGTAGCACACCAGATGCTAGAGCTTGTCCGAATTGCATCAAAGCCGCTTCCGCACTTGCCGCACTACCACCTGATACAGAAATGGCTTTAGATACTGTTTCAGTCAGTGCTGCTGTTTGTGCCATTGTGATGTTTAAGCGATCCGCATTATCTGCAAATCGTTGGTACACCATTGCTACAGAATCCCACGAGGATGCGGTTTTCTGAGCAATACCAAAGGTATCATTCATTGCCGTATTGAGTTCGGCTTGTGAGTCTGTGACGAGCTTTAATCTATTCTGCAATCCTATATAGACATCGACTTTGTTGATTGCTGCGCCAACAGTGACAATACCTGCCATATAACCAGCAAGAGATCGAAGCGAAGAACCAAGCGCGTTTACCTGTCTATCTGCTGAATTACCAGAGTTAGTGATGTTTTGTAATTCACGTGATAGCTCTCTTGCGTTTCTTTCAGCATTCCTTGCGTCAATGCTAATAATTAAGCGTGATTCTTCAGCCATTGCCACAACCTCAGTTTAGTTACTAAGATTATAGCAAGTAAAATAGATTATAAGAAAAATTGATAGATAAAAGAAAACCCTCGCATGGAGGGTTTATTATTTACTTGATTTTGTGAAACTTCATCACAGTAGCATGATTCCACGGTTTCCCATGTAAGTTACACACCTACCACTGATTGTAAAGTAGTTTTTGCATCCAGCAACCCAACCCCAGTGAGTGCACCCATACTCTATTGCTTGCTGCTTATTCATGAAATCACCACTTGGTAAACTTGCTTTGCTTTGCTTGATGCTAGCTTACTCATAATCAATCATTCCAGTGAGAACGTTTTGGATAATCCAGCTTCTAAATAGTGTTGCTGTTCCTGATCGACCAAAAGTCAACACCTCAAACAATCCTTGCTCATTGATAACTATTGATGATTGCACACCGTTGCTTGTTGCTACTTTTATTTTTTTGTGAAATTTGGGGTTTATTCCTGCTCTATTGAATGTATCTCTTATTCTTTCAATAAGGCTTGATGGGTCTGAACTATAACCTAAGACACTCATTACCTCACTGAGAACAAACCAATTTTCACCATCTGATTTAATAACAGTAATATCACCAAACTCAGTATTACTAAACTTGAAGTCACTTGATATAATTGTTGATACGCCTGCGGTTAGGCTTGTTTTTAAGTCTGATAACAATCTCTCTAGCTTAGGGTTGTATTCTTCATCGCATACGCCACTAATGACATTTGAGATTATTATTGAAATCGCTTGAGCATGAGAACAATTAAACCACTCCCCAGCCAACCTTTCGTAACTTTTCCCAGCCATAACATGACAGGATTTCTCAACGATCTTTGGTTTTATTGTTTCGTAGAAGCTAAAAGTTGCGTCTTCTTGTTTTACACCAGATTGACTACATAAACATCCAAATCTTTGTCTTGGGTTTGATGTGTAACCGATTTTGGTTTTATTACCCCAGCTTAGGGCGTAGATATAATATTTTTTCATGCTATTTCCTTTTGGTCTAAAGGTGGTCTGAGAATATATTGCACAGTGGGCGACCAACCCAACGTAACCGCTAAGTTACTCTGTGCAAATCCCTACTTTGATAACGGTCATTTCGGGATGGTTTAATTATACCACAAAAAAGCCATCATTTAGACGGCTTCTTTCGAGTTTGTTTTAACCTCTCCTGTGACTCATCAATATATTCATTATCAAGCATGTAAATAACATTCATGAAAATATCAATATCAACAGGAAGTTCATTAAGATTTAAATATGACTGAATTTCAATTGCTGAAAGTGTTAATGGGATTCCCTGCTCATAACGCCTACCCCTTGCGATCGTGTTATATGCATCAAGAAGAACATTCGCAACATAACTATATTCAGGCTTTTTAATCTCAACTCTTTTTGATTGACCTAGGGCTTGGTAGATTGCGTTTTTCTTTTGCTCTGCTTCACTGGCTTCTCTTTCGCTTCCATGTTTGCTCCAATCGTAGAGTTGCTTAACTTTCCCAATATCTCTAACCGCTCTTTATCAGCATCGGCTTGCATCTTGTCAGCTTCGGATTTAATAAAAAGCCAAATTACAGGGCCATTGTCGCCATAACGTAAAGCCTCTTTAGCTTTCTCAGTTGTAAATGGAATTTCTTTCTTTACGATTTCACCATTTACCACTTCTTCAAAATCAATCCCTTTCCAGTCTTCAATTAAATGGACCGTAACAGCATCAAACAAAAGCTCGTGAAAAAGGTTGTCTTCTTTACTTGCAGTATCAACATTGTAGCCTTTAGAGCTTATTTGGTTTTGAGCGCGTTCAATTGCAATCTGGTAAGGCTTATATCCAGAACCTCGGATTTTAAACTCTGCCAAAACATTTCCTTCGCCATCTTTGTATTCACGCCATCCAGACACTTGTTTTGATTTATTAATCCCAATAACTAAAGACATTTGCAAACTCCAAATAAAATTATTTTAACATGCCTGCGCATTTTATTTAATTAATAAAAAACCCTCATTAAGAGGGTTTTCTTTTGTCTAAATTATGCAAATGGTGTACGAACCAAAGTAGGCGCTTGCTCAACTACACGATACTCAAATGTAGCTTGAAGTAAATCAGAGTTGCCGCCACTTGGGAGTGAGCCTGTAATTTCAACTTCTGGCAATGTTAATTCGTACTCGTTGCCTTCTGTATCGGTAAATGGAATCACTAGAGAAATAGTGGTATTGGTGAATTGCTTTTCATAGTTCGCAGCAGATCCAGCAGACCATGCAGCAGTAAATGAACCCGTGCCATTTGCGAGCGTTTCAATGATTGCGCCAATCTCAAGACCAAGACCCAAGCAACGCTGAACCTGCATTGAGTTATCCCATGCAAAGCTAAACGCTGAAACGCACGCCGTACCTGCTTGAGATACACCATCCAAAAGAATCTGACCCACAGATACGTTTGACAATGATGGATTATCAGAAGCATTGACAACAGTGCCAGCGGGTGCAGCACCATTCGCAACGACACGCTTTTTACCCATTAAGCCAAAGCCAAAGGTCACAATGCCTTGCTCTGGAATATCAAGGTTAAACGTGTTTACATGCACACCTGAAAAAGTATGATAGTTCGCAATATCTTCATAACCGCGCAAGATACTGAATGTTTGGCGAACACTCCCTCCAAAAGTTAACTTATCACTACCCACGGCAGGCACACCAATTTCAAATTTATTAAACGCTGCTGCCTCAATTAGCTGATCATAATCACCGAACTTAGCTTCGGCATTATATCCCCTTGATAGTTAACACCTGTAATCAATCCTTTTTATGCTAAACGAATTCCTAGAATCCTAATTAAATTCTTTTTGGTTGCTTGGGTTATCAGTGTATCCTCTGTTAAACATATATTTTTT